ATCCCAAAGGTTTTTTTCGCGCGGCGCATCATAGCCGGTAGCGAAATACACCGGAACACCGCTTTCTAGAAACTCAATCCCAAAGCCCGCAGTGGTTCGTCCTCCGGTGCCTTCGCTTGCCAAAATCCTTGAGTCATTGTTGAAGACATTCGTCGCAGAAACATTAAGAGGCTGGCCTGTTTCTGTGTTGACGTACTGATTCTTGGTGATGTATGCGCCAGTATTATCAAACTTTAGACTTGAATCGTTATATGGATACCATTGGTTATTACTGGAATCCACATACCATAGCTGCCCACCCTCGTCATATTGCGTGTCGAGATATGTTGGGGCCGTGGTTTGCTTGACCTTATAAATGTCCGTGATGCCGGTGCGCGCAAGATTTGCCGCCATCAGCGCCAGTTGTTCATCTTCATTGATGAAACTGGTTGGTTTGTATAGCTGAGACGCATTCTCCCCGAGCAATTGTTTTTGCTGGGCAAGTTGGTCGTAGAGCTTTTGTCCTATGGGATCAAGAGCGCCCTTAGTAAATCGCGGGACATAAGGCGCAGGTTCTTCTTCCATAGGCGCGGCAAATATTGGATTGCCGTATTCATCACCAACGATTCCGGAACCATAATCACTTGGTGGCATTATGCTTCCTCCCGAATTAACGCCCGATCAACATTTCTAGGGTCTGTTTCGTCCGTTGCGTGAATGCAGTACCAAATAGAAAACTCTAATGCCGTGATGGTGTGTTTAACACCCTTCTTAATGGTAATGCACGTTGGAGCTACATAGCGACGCTTATTCTCGCCAGTATCTACCAAAACCTCGCCAATGGACAAAATGCTTAGATGGTCATAGTCATGAACATGTTTGGTCACATAATTGCCGGGAGGAATACGCATTTCTTTAGCGTATACACCATCAGCAAAATAGTGGTGAATTCCCAGCGGCTGCATAATTGTCTTCACAAACTTTTGCAGTTATTGAGTCAAATCATAAAACGATAACGATCCAACAGCATCTCCAGTCGTGGCACCTGACACTGTTCTAATTGCAACCGTGTAAATGTCGCTCACACCCGCAATTGATGCGCCCAACTGCAAATCAAAGTTGTACCCAGTTGCAGCGGCTAGTCCGGGTGTTCCCCCTGAAGCAGAAGCTGTCGTGTAGTCTGTCTGAACGATTGATCCGCCCGTGGTGGCCGTAGCGGAAACATCGTATTCGACGTTGGAATCCGTTGGAACAGCCGTCCAAGATGCTCCCGTCAAAGTTGGATTCTTAACCAACACAACCTCATAGTTCTGACTGGTTGTCGGTAAAACTTGTATCCTATTGGGCAGAACAACCGACCCTAGACGAGACGATGCCAAGCGAATAGACACTAAAGGTAGAAACGTGGTTCCAATACTTGCGAGCACTGACGTTCGCCGCGCCACATGATCGACGGATGTCTGTTCAAACCCACCTTCCGATATTACCGAGCAACAGATAGCTTTCATCGAGGCCGCTACAGCGGACACGGTGGTCACGATTTCATAGCGCACCGGCAAGATGGCCGTTGTCATGTAAACGTTGGTGATCTCGTTGGCATTGTTAAACGTGTGGCAGGTGATGTATTCCCCATTAATAATAAAGCCACACCGAACAGATCCAACACCTAGCCATTCAAAATCCATCCATAGAATCTGCGCCTTAGAGGGGTCAAGTGTGTAGCCTGATGCGCCATTGCCGTCTAGCTTGTCACCGTTCCATTCGCTTTGATTAACTGTTCTCGCATCCGAAACAGCGCCGGTAACGTAAGAGCGCAATACAAACGAATAGGTGCCATCAACTCTCTGGAAGAACACCCCATTCTGATCATTGTAGTAGCCCACCCGTTGCGTCAGGTTAAGGCTCTGACTGCTGTCCATCACAAAGGTAGCAAGTATCAACAACCCTTTACCGGGTTGATAAGGAAATGAACGGTATGACTGCCGTTTAACTGATCCGACTCCAGCCCCCGTCACTTCCATTTTGACGGCAGCTTCGTTAGGCAGGAATGTGGTTGTGCCTGTGCCGGTCGTCGCAACATCAAACTGATTGTCGGCAGCGTACCGATTCTGGCTATCAAACAGAGTGTAGGGCTCGCTCACCCGCATCCGACCAAACGCATCAGCAGCGGTGCCAGCGGCGTAAATCCCATATGGACCTTGAGCAGCCACAAGTTGTCTCAATACGTTGTCAAGTTGGTTAAAGTAGATCCGTAGGATGTTGTTGTACTGATTTTGATACCCGGTGTCATATTGGCCGGGCGGAAGCGGAAGCGCTGGAGCCTTAAAGTTGTAGGTGATGTTGTTCATGGCCCGCCAGTCACTCCATACCCGGATGCGCGACCGTCAGGCTGTAGATCTAATCGCATAAATCCCAATTGCCACCGGACGCCCACACTGGCCGATTCAAATTTAACTGCAATTTGGCGACCCCTCAGTCGGATGTAGACCTGCCCAGTATAGGCTTCTACAGGCACAGTTGCTGTGCGGACGACAGTCGCATCTGCGTTACTGGATGTGCCTCCAATAGAGGCGGGCGATAGATAACCCGATCCAGAGTTTGTCAGAGGTTTGAGCGTGAGAGTACCAGAAGGATTGACTGCGGTCGAGCCCCGGAAGGTGATGTCCGGAAGCACCCGCTTAACAAACATAAATTGATCACCATCATCAATGTCGATTTCAGCCGACTCAATATAGGCAGCAATGGGAAGCGTGACATCTGTTTCGTTGTCATCTACCCCGAACTCATGATTAACCAAATTATTGCTGTATGTCGCGGCAAGCGGATAAACCAACAATCCGGAGTCCAGCCATGCGGTTCTACCCAGCGTCCCGTAATACCAGATATCTTCTAGATAGTTATAGACTACATAACGATCTATTACTGTGGAATTTGCGCTTGGATAAAACCACCAGATTTCATTAAATCCTTCGTTGGTGCCCGCATAGACTTGCTGGAACTGATCAATATTGATATCGGAAAATACAAATTGTCTCAGATTGCAGTTAAGGGTTTTGGTTGTTCCGCTGTAAACATAAAACTTATCAACACCCATCCAAAATGCCATGCCATTTGCATACGCAACTGCGTTTTGACCAACAATCGATGTATTTTCGCCAACCAATTGGGCACCCCAGACAACTGGAGCCCCGACGTTTTGTAATGAGTAAACGGCTGAATCTGTCCATACCAACACTTCTTGGCGAGATTGGATTGCAGTGATAATTTGTGATCCGCGAGATAGACGTAGACTGCCCGCCTGATTTGTCGCAGCAGGCGTCCAATTAAGAGCATCTTCTTGATCCGACCATCGGATCAGCATTGTGTCTTGCGACGCGCCGCCATAATCATTGCACCCAAACGCAAATACAAACCGACTAACATCCGAAACTAATAAATAGTTTTGAATTGTTGGAACATCGGATGCGCCAGACTTGGTGGCAAGATCTTCGCCCCGGGCAGTGTAACCAGCAGATGTGTCCCAATAATATATTCCACCCCCTCTGGGACCAAAGATCAAATCTTCCCCAAAGTTGGACTGGCTCCAAAGACGTATTTGTGTGGCGACTGCGCCACCACCCCATCCGCCCAACCCCCAGCCTCCAACGCCCCAACCAGCAACCACCACTTGCACTTCATTGCCAGTATTGATTTCGTACTGAACATCCGCAGTAACGCCGGTTGGAGTTCCTGAGCCCGATGCGGTTGTAGGCGAAACAATTGTGTAGTTATCAGCGTCAATAACAGTAATTTGAAAATTACCGTTTAAATCGGCATCTGGAATACCGTTGATATTTCCACCCGAGCTGCTGACATTGGATATCTCTACAAAATCACCGGTAATCCCGCCATGGGCGACATCCGTGACTTGTACGGTGGTGGTGCCGTCTGTCGTAAAACAATTTGTCAACGCAATGACATTAGTGCGGTACGGCGTGATGTCGTAATACTGTCCGCCATCTTCCACATAAAACTTTAGATTGGTGCCAACCCCAACCAATGGATATCCGGCAAGCGTCGCCCACGCCCACAATGACCGACAAATACCTAAATATGTTTCTGAGGAAATTCTGTTCCATCCGCCAACAACCTCGGGCGTGCCTTGCCGAAACCTGATTTTGTCGCATGAATACCACCCGCTTTCGCTGGTGTAGCGAGTGTTCTCACGATTTACACCTGCCTTAAATGCGAGTTTTTTGAGTGGCATGGCTCACCTGAATAAAATTAACCTGCACTCCACTGCTCATCGGGCTTCACAGGCCAGCTCAAATTGCCGGGCTGTGGGTTTACGGCTATGGCTCTAAGCGCTGCCCT